AGGGCCGATCTCTCTCCGCGAATCGAAAAACTCTCTGGAGGTGGTTCACGTGGCGAAGTTGTCCGTGGTTCCTCCCGACGCGAAGGCGCCCAAGGCGGCGCCGAAGAACATCTCAGAGGCACTGGATGGCTCGAGTCGAGACGTGCTCGCCGCCATGCGCAAGGCATTGGCGAAGAAGCTCGATGATGGCGACGTCTCATCGAACGCCATCGCGTCGGCCTACAAGGAACTGCGCGAGCTCGACCGCCTGATTCGGCAGGCGGACGCGGCCTCCGCAGCGGACAGCGGCGGGGCGGAGGAGGACGTCGATGACGCCTTCGACGCCTCGGCTATCTGAGGTAGCTCGCCACCTCAAGTTCCCCGACGGGATCAAGCGGTCGGGTTGGCCGCGGATCCAGCGCCGGCTCGCCGACATGGCGATCACCTACGACACGTGGCAGTCGGGCGCGGTCCAGCTCATCCTCGGTCGCGACGAGGCTGACCGCTACGTCGCCACCGTGGGTGGCGTGACGATGAGCGTCCCTCGTCAGGTAGGCAAGACCTTCACAGTCGGCTCGCTCTTGGTGGCGATGTGTCTCGAGTACCCGGGCCTGCGAGTGGTGTGGACTTCCCACCACCTACGCACGACGACCAACACGTTTCGGTCGATGCAGGGGATGGTGCGCCGCAAGAAGATCGCCCCACACCTGGCCCACAACGGCATTCGAACGGCGAACGGCGAGCAGGAGATCAAGTTCTCCAACGGCTCGATCATCATGTTCGGCGCTCGCGAGCACGGTTTCGGCGTTGGCATCGACGCGATCGACATCCTGGTCTGTGACGAGGCTCAGCGGCTCTCGAGCAGGGCCCTGGCTGACATGATGCCGACCACCAATCAGGCCCGCCACAAGCATGGCGCGCTCGTGTTCTTCATTGGCACGCCGCCTCGCCCCACGGACATGGGCGATGAGTTCGCTGCCCGGCGACAGAAGGCGCTCGACGGCCGGATGCCGAACGGGATCTACATCGAGCTCTCGGCGGATCAGGACGCCGACCTCGACGACCCCGTGCAGTGGGCGAAAGCGAACGCCTCCTACCCACATCGGACGCCGCACGAGTCGATGCTGCGACTGCGGGAGAACCTGACCGACGATGGGGACTGGCGCCGCGAGGCGTTGGGCATCTGGGACGAGGCCACCAAGGCGCTCGCTGTCGTCCCGGCCGACATCTGGGAGAAGCGGCGTGCCGCGGGCCCGCCGGCCCAGGACTCGCCTCCGACGGCGCTTGCCGTGGACCGCTGGTACGACGGCACCACCGCGGTGGCCGGCGCATGGCGACGAGACGGCGTGACTCACGTCGAGCTGCTGGCGCTGGACGTCGCGACCGACACCACCCGGGCGGTCGACTGGATCGCCGAGCGCGCGGGCCGCAAGATCCCGGTGTTCATCGCCGCCGACTCGCCTGCTGCCGCCATGGCCGCGGACCTGATCGCCCGCAAGGTCAAGGTCAAGCTCCTCGCCGGTCCCGACTTCGCCCGCGCCTGTCAGGGCTTCGCGAACGACGCGGTCGAGGGCGGCATCACCCACGTCGACCAGGCGCAGCTCAACGACGCACTGGCCGGCGCCACGAAGCTGCCGGTCGGCAAGGCGGGCGCCTGGGTGTGGGACCGCCGCTCGCCCGAGATCGACATCTCGCCGCTCGTTGCGGCCACTCTCGCGCTGCACGGGGCCGACGTAGCGGCGACCTCCCAACCATCGAAAGCCCACGCCTTCTAAGGGGGTCTCGTGACTGTCGACATCGTGACCCCGCAGGTTGGCCAGTACGAGCCGGACACCCCCGCGTGGTGGCTGCGCCGGCTCGAGCAGGAGTTGGCGAACCGGCTTCCCGAGATGCAGGCGTTCCGGGATCTGGTCGACGATGTCCACCCGAAGCCGGAGTCGCAGGAGACGGCGCGGAAGTTCCGCCGCATTGCGGGCCTGTCGACGACGAACCTGACGGGGCTGGCGGTCGAGGCCACTGCCGAGCGCATGTCCATCGAGGGCGTGCGGGTGGGCGACGAGCCTGACGCCGACAAGGACGTCTGGGACCTGCTCCAGCGCTGCGATTTCGACGAGGGCAGCCAGGACGCGATCACCTCCGCACTGGTCTACAGCCGCTCATTCCTCTCGGTCGAGCCGCCGTCTGGCGATCGGCCGGCCCGCCTGCACTATGAGGACCCCCGTCAGGTGGTGCTCGCGTCGTGGCCGGACGGCTCCCGGCGCGCGGCACTCAAGGTCTTCACCGACGAGTGGACCGGCACCACGTTCGGCACGCTCTACACGCCCGGCTACGTGGTCAAGATGGAACGCGCCGGCATCCCCGACTCCGGTCAGCAGACGTGGATCATCCGCGACATGGGCCGCGAGGCGGCGGTCTTCCGCAACCCTCTCGGTGAGGTGCCGTTCTTCGAGCTCCAGAACAAGCTGACCGGCTCGATCCGCTCCGAGGTCGCCCCGCTGGTCATCCCGCAACTGCGGCTGAATCAGGTCATCTTCAACACCGACTCGGTCGCGGAGTGGGGTGCGTTCCGGCAGAAGTGGGCGACCAACATCGAGGTGCCTCGCGACGCCGAGGGCAAGCCGATCGCGCCGTTCGAGGCGAACGTCACCAAGCTTTTCGTCTCCGAGGGCGACGCCACCTTCGGCGACTTCAACGTCTCGGACATGAAGCCGTACATCGAGCTCGCGCAGGACGTCGCGGCGCACATCGCCCGCCTCTCGCGCGTGCCGATCACCTACTTCCTCAGCAACGTGGCGAACCTGTCGGCCGACGCGCTCGAGCTGCTGGTCTCCGGCCTGGTGCTGAAGTGCCAGCGCCGCGTGAAGGGCTACGAGCCGGGCATCGAGGGCGCCGTGCGCCTGATGCTGCGCTCGATGGGCGACCCGCGGGCGCAGGCGGCGAACATCGAGGTCAAGTGGGCCGACATGAACACCCGATCGCCGACTCAGACCGCCGACGCCGCGGTGAAGCTGACGCAGGGCGACAACCCGGTCATCACCCCGCAGACGGCTCAAGAGAAGTACCTGGGCATGTCGCAGACCGAGCGCGACCGTGATGAGGCGTGGCGCGCTGAGCGTCAGGCCGCATCGAACCTCACTGCCGTGCTCGAGGCGGCTCAGACCAACCCGCTGCCCTGATGGTCGACGCACTGACGCAGCGCCACCGCGCGCAGCAGCTCCTCCTGCGTCGGGCGACAGTCCAAGGCGTCACCAAGGCATGGCCGGCGCTCGACTGGGACCGACTGGACGCCACCTATCCGGCCCTGGCGGTCGACCTGGCTCGGCTGGTGGAGCTGAACCGCCGCACGTCGGCTGGCCTCGCTGCTGCCTATCTGAGGGAGTTCCGCAGGGCGCAGCGAGTAGGCGGTACCGCGAGGATCGACCTCGCAAGGCCGCTGATCGTCGACCAGTTCAACGCCTCGCTCAGCACGACCTCGATCGCCGCGCTCAAGAAGGCCGCATCCGAGGGCACCGTCGCTGAGGTCGCGATGGCGAACGCACTGACCCTCGTGCAGGGGTCGATGTCCCGCCTGGTGCTCAATGCGAGCCGGGAGACCATCACCCAGACGCTCGCTGCCGACCCGCGGGCGCGTGGTTACCGCCGCGTCCTCGGTGGCGGCGGCTGCGACTTCTGCCAGATGCTCGCCGGTCGCGGCGGCGTCTACTCGGCCGAGACCGCCGACTTCGAAGCGCACGACCGCTGCGGGTGCACCGCAGAGCCCGTCTACCGGGCCTAGAACCTCCGCCGCCGAAACGGGGGCGACTGATCCCGAAACGGGAGACCGCATGTCCGAGGAGATCACGCAGCAGGCTGCCGAAACGGCGCCGGCTGAGCAGCAGGTAGCGCAGACGCAGACCAAGCCGACCGAAACGGTCGAGTTCTGGAAGCAGAAGGCGCGCGAGCAGGAGGCGAGGGCCAAGGCCAACGCCACCGCGGCCCAGCGTCTCGAGGAGATCGAGAACGCGAGCAAGACCGAGCAGCAGCGAGCCACCGAGGCGCTCACCGCCGCCGAGAAGCGCGCGGCTGAGGCTGAGGCTAGCGCTCTGCGGCTCGAGATCGCTGCCGAGAAGGGACTCACCCCCGCTCAGGCGAAGCGTCTCGTCGGCTCCTCGCGCGAGGAGCTCGAGGCCGACGCCGAAGACCTACTGGCCAACTTCAAGCCGCCGGAGCCGGCGGACGACACCGCTGCCGTGGCGGCAGCGCTTGACCTCGGAGCACGCGGTGGAACCGCGGCAGCCGGAGACCCGGCGGCCGACTTCGCGAAGTTCCTCAAGGGCCAACTCACCTGAGGACTACCTGACTAGGAGTCAGACACCATGGCTACAACCCTCTCGAGCGTCAACCCGACGCTCCTCCCGCCCACCATCACTGGGCCGATCTTCGACCAGGCGATCGAGTCCTCGGCCGTCATGTCGCTTGCGCGGCGCGTGCCCCTCTCGATCACGGCCAACACCGAGATCCCGGTCTCCATGGACATCCCCGCCGCCGGCTGGGTGTCGGAGGGCGGCCAGAAGCCCGTCGGGTCCGGCGCCATCGGCGTCAAGACCATGCGCGGCAAGAAGGTCGCGCTGCTCGTGCCGGTCTCGCAGGAGGTCGCCATGACCAACCCTGCAGGCCTCTACGCACAGCTGCGCCAGGATCTCCCGATCTCCATCGCGCGTGCGTTCGACTACGCCGCGATCCACGGTCTCGACCTCCGCACCGGCAGCGCCGGTCCGTTCACCGACTACCTGACCAAGGACGCGTCGTCCATCGAGCTCGGCACCGCCACCCAGGCGAACGGCTCGACGTACACCGACCTGGTCCAGGGTGAGAAGCTCGTCGTCGACGCCGGCTACGACTTCTCCGGCTTCGCCGCCGACCCGCGCCTGCGCCCCACCCTGAAGCTGTCGACCGACACCACCGGCCGCCCGCTGTGGGTAGACTCGGCGCAGAGCGGCATCAACACCGGCAGCCTCATCGGCTACCCGGCGTACTTCAACCGGGGCGTCTCCGGCTCCTACCGCCGCTCGGGCAACCGAGTGCAGGTCATCACCATCACCGGCACCCCGACCGGCGGCACCTTCACCGTCTCGGGCAACGGCAAGACCTCGTCCAACATCGCCTACGACGCCGCCGCGGGAACCGTGCAGACCCACGTCCGCAGCCTCGGCGGTCCGTTCTCGGCGGCGACGGTCGCCGGCTCGGCCGGCGGCCCCTACACCGTCACCCTCGGCGTAGTCGGTGTGGCCAGCGCTCCGCTGACCGCAGACGGCGCGCTCCTGACCGGTGGCACTTCGCCGTCGGCCGTGGTCGCCTCGTCCCCGGACACCGACACCAACCTGCGCGCGATCGGTGGTGACTGGACCCAGGCTGCCTACGGCGTGGGGATGGACATCTCGATCAAGGTGTCCGACTCCGCGTCCTACGTGGACGAGGCCGGCACGACCCACTCCGCCTTCCAGGAGAACCTCGTTCTCCTGCTCGTGGAGGCGTACTACGGGTTCGTCAAGAGCGACGCGCTCGGCGCCTTCGTGGCGTACACCGACGCCGCCTGATCGCAACACCCAACGGAGAGGCGGGCCGGTCATGGCTTTTCTGACGCCCGAGGATCTCACCCCCTTCGCGACCATTGACCCCGCGAAGGCTCAGGCGATGATCGACGACGCCGAGGCCATGGCCGAGCTCGTCGCTCCGTGCATCACTGCCGAGGGGTTCGCGAACGACGCGGCAGTCAAGGCGATCCTTCGGGGCGCCGTGATCCGGTGGAACGACGCCGGGTCCGGCGCCTTGCAGTCGCAGACCGCCGGCCCGTTCGGACAGACCTACGACACTCGCCAAGAGCGCCGCGGGATGTTCTGGCCGAGCGAGATCGAGCAGCTGCAGAACCTCTGCGGCACGGTCGGCGGGTCGGTCTACACCGTCAGTATGGCCGGCCCCGACCCGGACGAGTCCGAGTTGGGCTGGCCGTACTGGTGCGAGCCGGGCTGGCGCTGACATGCCCATCCCGGTCGGCCCTGACCCGCTCTACGACAGCACCACCCCGCACGTCCTGCTCGTCAAGCGCTACGTCCCGGGCGTCAAGGACGCTCACGGCAACCCGAAGGACGTCTACGACGAGCCGGTGCCGTGGCGGATCTACGGCTATGCGCCTGGTGCGAACTCGGAGCCGGCTGACCCGAACCGTGACCTGTCGATCATCGAGTGGACGGTGTACGCGCCCGCGAACGAGGAAGCGCCGCGTGACCGTGACCTCGTCGTGGTCGGCGGTCTCGACTACGCCGTCGAGGGTCGCCCGGCGGACTGGACCAAGGGGCCATGGCCTCACCCGACGGCGGGCGTCGTCGTCGAACTCAAACGTGCCGAAGGGTAGGCGATCCGCCGTGGCGAAGTTCGCAGAGAAGGTCACCATCGACCGCAAGCGCAAGGTCGTTCTCATCGACGGCGAGGAGTTCCCGTACTTCCTTGCAGAGGAAGGCCCCTCGGTGGAGAACCCCCTTGACCGCCATTCGCCGCCGGTTATCTCGCTTCCTCTGATCGCCAACGACGTCGAGATCATCCCGGAATCCTGATGGCCAAGGTGCGGCTCGAGTTCAACCGCGAGGCCCTGCGTCAGATCATGTCCGGCCCAGAGGCGCGTGCCCTGGTCAACGGCATGGCCGACGCGACCCGCGACGCCTGCAACGCCGAGTCCTCGTGGGGCGGCTACGAATCCGCGGATGCCTCGGATGACATCCGGGCCCGCGCCCGCGTGTGGTCCTACGACAACCGCAACGACGAGGCCCGCGACAACCGCATGATCCGCAACCTCGACGCGGGTGCCTGACGTGCTCGCCCCGGTCGACATCGAGAGCGAGGTCTACGTGCTCCTCGATGGCGTGCTCGACGCGGATGTCGCGACCAAGGTCCCCAATCCTCGACCGGACAAGTTCGTGCGAGTGACCCGCGCCGGTGGCCAGGGACGCAACCTGGTCCAGTCCGACCCGCGCCTGCTGATCGAGTGCTGGGCGCCCGACTCGGTGTCCGCGCTCAACCTCGCCCGGATGGCCTACGCGCACCTGTGGGCGCACTACGGCAGCTCGAGCGTCTGGGGCGGCCGGGCGTCGCTGACCGAGCCGGTGAACTTCCCCGACTCGGAGACGAAGTCCCCTCGCTACCAGTTCATCGCCACCATCACCACGAACCTCGCGGAGGTCTGATGCGCACCGTCTACCACCCCACCCTCCACGACGTCTCCCGCGACGTCCCTGACGGTGACGTCGAGTCCTGGCGCGATGCCGGATGGCGACTCACCAAGCCTCGCCCCTCGACCGCACCGGCGCCGAAGTCCGAGCCCGATGAGCCGGTCGAGCCGGTCGAGCCGGTCGAGGACCCCGAATCTCCCGCTGCGGCGACCGCTGCGGATCAGGGCCAGCACTCTGATAAAGGAGAACACTGATGGCACAGAACGCTGCCAACGTCGCCGCGGCCAGCCCGGCCGTGACCGGCGGCCTGCTCTGGGCGCCCAAGGGGACCGCACTCCCGACCGACGCCACCACGGCGCCCGACGCCGCCTTCGTGGCACTGGGCTACATCTCCGAGGACGGCATCGCGCCCTCCGGTGACGCATCCTCCACCGAGGACCAGGTCGCATGGGGCGGCGATGTCGTCGCCATCCTGGAGACCCAGAAGCGCGTCGACCGGTACACCGCGAAGCTGATCGAGGTCCTGAACGCCGACGTGCTCGAGTTCGTCTTCGGCGAGGACAACGTCGACGTCACCCCGGCCGCCGGCGCCACCCCCACCCTGATCGCTGTCTCCGACGACGGCGGCGAGCCCGAGGAGGGCGTCTTCCTCATCGAGGCCTTCTACAAGGGCATCAAGATGCGGCGCGTCATCCCGAACGGGATGCCGACCCTGACCGCCGAGGACCCGCTGGTGCACTCCGCGCTCGGCGGCTACGAGGTGCAGATCACCTGCCTGCCCGACGCCTCCGGCAAGCGGCAGTACCGCTACTACGCCCTCGACGACGCCCCGGGCGTCTGATCGACCACCGGGGCGGGGTTCCGTCGCTGGCCCGCCCCGCCCCGGTGCACCACCCCCACGGCCAGCGACCCGCCAGCGACCCGAAAGGCCAGCGACATGTTCAGAGTTCAGTACGACACCTACGCACCCGACACGACCATCGACGCCGACGAGTGGACCACGCATGAGGACTTCGTCACCTTCACCAAGGAAGGCGAGTTCGTGGCCGCAGTCAAGACGATGTCGGTCCTCACGATCCACCGAGTGGAGGAGCCGGCCACCGCCGGGCCCTTCCGAGCGGAGGCGTGATGTCCGAGCAGACCGCCACCCCAGCCCGCGCTGCGAAGAAGAAGCCCGCTCCCAAGGCCACTCCCAAGGTGATCGACCAGGACGGCGCCGAGGTCGACCAGACCGGGCCGGACCTGATCAGCGTCACCGTCGGCGAGAACGAGTACCAGATCGTCGCCGACGCACGCGACGACTTCGAGCTTCTCGACGACCTCTCCCGCCTGGACGACGGTGACATCACGAGGTTCCCGGCGATCTTGCGCCGCCTGCTCACCCCGCAGGACCAGCGCAAGGCGATGGACAGCCTGCGCGGGGAGAACGGCCGCGTCGGCGTGCTCGAGGGGACACGGTTCGTCTACGAGATCCTGGACGGACTCTCCCCAAACTCCTGACGCTCGTGAGGCTCCTCAGGGAGCATCACGGGCCACTTGCCGCGGACCTCTCGCGCTACCACGGGCTGAGGCCGCTGAGCGCGTTGCGGGAGTGGGGGCTCCCGCTCTCTGAGGTCGCCGCCTACGCCGCACACCTCCCGCCAGACTCGGCCGTCGCACGCGCACAGAACCCCGACTGGGCCATCACCCCCGAGGCGCTGGTGATGCGGGAGGTCGAGCACGCCGTCCGCGTCGTGGCGTGGCAGCAGACCGAGGACGGACACCGCAAGGCGCCCCAGCACTACCCCGACCGCATCCCGCTCACCAAGGCCGAGCGAGCGGTCGCAGCCATCAAGAGCAGCGAAGGACCGGACGTGATGCCGGTCGAGGAGATGGCCCAGCGACTCGGCTGGACCCGCGACGGACGAAGGGAGGCGTGATGCCCGAAGGTCTCGAGCTGGCCAACGCCTACGTCTCCCTCGTCGTCGAGGGCAGCAAGGTCGCCCCCGAGGTCCGCAAGCAGTTCGGCCAGGTCTCCACCGATGCCGACCGGACCGGCAGGACCGCCGGGAAGCGGTTCTCCGCCGGCTTCAGCAACTCGCTCAAGGGCCTCGGCGGCATCGTGGCCGGCGCGTTCGCGGTCGACCAGGTCAGGAAGTTCGTCGGCGGCGCAATCTCCGAGGCTTCCGACCTGGGCGAGTCCGTCAACGCCCTGAATGTCAGCTACGGCAAGTCGTCGAAGGAGATCCAGCAGCTCGGCAAGGAGGCCGCGCGAAGCCTCGGACTGTCGAACACCGAGTTCAACTCCCTCGCGGTCCAGTTCTCCGGCTTCGCCGGGACGATCGCCGGCGAGGGCGGCAACGTCGTCGACGTGCTCGACGAACTGTCGACTCGCGGCGCCGACTTCGCGTCGGTGATGAACCTCGACGTCGCAGAGGCGATGGGCCTGTTCCAGTCCGGCCTCGCTGGCGAGACGGAGCCGCTGCGGAAGTTCGGCATCGACCTCTCGGCCGCCGCGGTCGAGGCGCACGCCTACAAGGAGGGCATCGCCGCCGCTGGCGAGGAGCTGACCGAGCAGCAGAAGGTCCAGGCGCGCTACTCGCTGCTGATGAAGTCGACCGCCAAGACCCAGGGCGACTTCACGAACACCTCCGACTCGCTCGCCAACAGCCAGCGCATCCTCGGCGCAGAGTGGGACAACCTCCAGGCCACCCTCGGCCAGAAGCTCGTGCCAGTGATCGCGGAGCTCACCTCCGGCGCCGCCGACTTCATCTCCGGGATGCAGGACGGCACCGGTGCCGGCGGCGAGTTCGTCGACGCGTTCATGGGGGTCAAGTCCGAGGTGCTGCCGCCGCTCAAGGAGCTGGGTGGCCTTGCGGTAGACACCGCGCAGTTCCTCAGTGGCCTTCCCGGACCGGTAAAGGAACTTGGCATCCAGGCTGGCATCGCTGCGTTCGTGCTGCCCAAGCTCGCTGCAGGGTTGACGGCCGTACAGGTCACCGGTGCCTCCTTCGCTGCCGGCATCACCAGTTCGACCAAGCGGACTGCCGCGCTGGGTGCGACGATGCGCCAGGTCGCCGGCATTGGTGGCGCGGTCGCACTCACCCAAGGGCTGTCCGACAACGAGGACTCGCTGAGCTCATGGGCCACTGCCGTCGGCGGCGGCGCGGCGGCTGGTGCCGCACTCGGCTCGGTGATCCCCGGGGTCGGTACTGCCATCGGCGGCGCCGCGGGCGCTGCAGCCGGCGCGGTCGGGAAGTTCGTGTCGCTGAAGGTGGCCTCGGATGACGCCACCGGGTCGGCCGAGGCGGCGAAGCCTGCCTATGACGACTGGGCCTCGACCCTCGACCAGGCGACGGGCGCGATCACCCGCCAGACCCGCGCCATGATCCTGCAGAAGCTCCAGGAGGACGACCTCCTGGCCTCCGCGCGCAACCTGGGCATCACCACCCGCGACCTGATCGACGCCACACTGGGCCGCGAGGGCGCGATGAAGCGCGTGAACAACGCGGCCAAGGACAACGTCGACATCCTGAGCGGCCTCGAGCTGGGCAACCTCACCGCGTTCATCAAGGAGAACCGGACGGCGCTGGAGGGTCAGCAGCAGCAGCTCCGGCAGAACAACCGCGACCTCACCACCTGGGGTCAGGCGCTCAAGGGACTGCCTGCGGAGGCCAGGACCGAGATCAAGCAGGCCGGCGCCGACATCGCGATCAAGCAGGTGCGGGACCTCGCGCGTCAGTACAGCCTGAACCCGAAGAAGCTGGTCACCCAGATCGAGGCGGCCGGCGTCGAGGTCACCGGCCGCAAGGTCCGGGGGCTCGGGGGCGAGATCAAGAACGTCGGCAACGTCGAGACGAGCAGCAAGTGGCTCGACAGCTTCATCTCCGACACCCTGAACGGCAAGCGTGCGGCCGAGCGCGGCGCCAACGACATGAGCGGGGCGCTGAGGTCGGGCACGGCCAACGCTCGCCCGAACCTGAACCCGTTCTCGCAGGCACTGCGGGGCGCGATCGACTCCCTCAAGACCACCGCCCGCTCAGGCGGCAGCGGTGTCGGCGGCAGCCTGGTCTCCGGCGCTGAGGCCGCGATCGCCCAGAGCGCGCACAGGGTCGTCACGGCTGCGGTCAGGATGGTCACCAGCGCCATCGGTGGTGCCCGGAACGCGGCCAAGGCGAAGTCGCCCTCACGGGAGACGATGCGGCTCGGCAACGACATGGTCGACGGCCTGATCCTGCCCTTCGAGCGCCGCGAGAAGGATGGCAAGAAGGCCGGCGGGAACTTCGTCCGCAACCTGATCCGGGGCCTCCGCGGCGACATCAAGGACGTCGACAGCGGTGAGCAGGACCTCGCCAAGCGGTTCGGCCGTGTCACCGACCTGATCGAGAAGGACCTCGACCGTCGTCTCGACCGGATCGCCAAGAAGCTCAAGCGCAAGGACATCGGCAAGCAGCTCGCCAAGCAGCAGGAGAAGGCTGCGAAGTCTGAGGCCAAGGCGATGACCGCGCTGGTCAACTCAACCGGCAAGGCGCTCGGCAAGATCGCGAAGCAGTACGCGAACCACAATGCCGAGCTCGAGCGAATGCGGAGCGAGCGGGCGTCGATCGTCTCCGACGTCGCGGGCGGCATCACCGGCGAACTCGACCTGGCCTCAGCCATCTCGGAGCCGAACGAGTTCGGCTATGGCGGGGGTCAGGCGACGTTCAGTGGCGTGGCGTCGGTCGTGTCGGGTCTGGCTCAGCGGGCCCGGGTGTTCGCGGACAAGATCCGCGCCATGCTCAAGGCCGGCATTCCTCTCGGCCTGGTGCGGGAGGTGCAGGGGCTCGGCACGAAGCAGGGCATCGTGGTCGCTGATGCGCTGCTGTCTGGGTCGCAGGCTGAGATCGGGGCGTTGGCGCTCGACTACGCCTCGATCAACACGTTCGCGACCGACGCCGGCAACGCGATCGCCGAGGCGTCCATTGACCCGGTCACCGGGCAGATGTACGACGTGGGGATCGCCGCCCAGCAGGGCCTCATGGCGGGTCTGCTGAACGACCCGGCGATCGCGAAGGCGACGAAGAAGCTCAGCAAGAAGCTGACGAAGAAGCTCAAGAAGGCGCTCAAGAGCCGGTCGCCTTCTCGCCTGCTGCATGACGAGGTTGGGCTCGACGCGGGTGCCGGTATCGGCGAGGGCATGGTCGACGGTCTCGCACCCTATCCGGCGAAGGTCGCGGACGACCTCTCTTCGGCCGCGGCGATCTCGCGTTCGATCTCGGCGCGCAGCACCCGCCTGGTCGACGTGCCGCGCCTCTCGGTGGCGGAGACGACTGGAACCGCCACAGCGCCCGACCCCGCTGCGATGTTCGACCGGATGGCGATCTACCTGACGCTCGTCCCGACCGGTCGTCAGAAGGCGCAGCTCTACGTCGATGGCCGGCAAGCGGCGGAGAGGTTCTTCTGATGCCGATCCCCACTCCGGGCCCCGCTCAGGTCAGCGATGCCGCGATCCAGACCGGTTCGCCGTTCTGGCTGCGGATCAACGACGTGTGGGTGCATCTGGAGGGCGTGGCTCCCGAGGTGTCGGTGGCGGCGGAGCGTCCGGGGTCGGAGTTCATGTCGGTCGACGGTCACCGGTCGGTGTTCGTGGCTCCGAATGCGCCGCGGTCGTGGGAGCTGAACTACCAGTGGGCGACTCCTGCGGCGGTGGCTGCGTTGCGGCTGGCTGCCGAGGTGCCGGGCGAGGTGTGGTTGCTGGACTCGATGGCGGCGGCGACGAACATGCTCAGCGCCCGGGACTGCTACGGCCATGACTCGACGGCGGCGGTGTTGGACTGCGGAGGGACGCCGTTGCGGGCGCTTCCTGAGGGCGACGTGGCGTCTGCGCTGGTGCGTGGCGGGGTGCCGACGACGTTGGCGGCCTGGTCGTCGGAGGCTGAGGCCACGGTGCTGGCGACGATCGGCACCGAGTCTCTCGTGGCTCCGGCCGGCTCGGGCGACCGTCAAGCGACTGTCACGTTCACGGTCGTGGCGGATGAGGTGTTGACGGTCGACGTCGAGTCTGGCGTGGAGGTGTCGGGCCTGATGCTCACCGAGGGCACCCCCGCGCCGTTCTGGCTGGGTGGTGAGCGGACGCCGTGCAAGGTCGCGGTCGGTGACCCGTCGCAGACTGCGCGCCGTACCCGTCCGGGTGGGCTCGCGCTCTCGGAGTACGGCGTGACGTTGCGGGAGGTGGGATGAGCCTGCCCGCCGGCTGGCCCGCGCCGGCCGACGTGGAGGTGCTGCCGAGCGTCTGGCTGGCGATGGACTCCGAGTGGCCACCTGCTGAGGGTGACCGTCCTGCTGGGACCGCGCCGGTCGGCTCGTGGAGCGTCGAGCGCGAGCTGGTGGGCTCAGTCCTGCCGGGAAACGTCCGCGCCCGCTCCGGCCTGTCCATCGGCTCCGCGTCGGCGTCGATCGCACAGATGGCGGTGTCGCCACTGGCACCATGGGCAGCCGACCCCGACCGGCGTGTGACAACCGGACAGACGGCCGACCTGTACGCCACCCACGGCGGCCATGACGACGTCGCGCGGATAGCGCTAGGCGACTGGCAGGTGAGCCCGACATCGGGGTCGCTGCTCTCGCCCGGGGTGCAGGTTGACCTGATCGAGCGGCAGTACGCCGGCCGCGAGCAGGATCAGGCGCTGCCGATGGCGCAGCGCCCCATCGAGAAGGTGACCTTCGACCCGATCGGCATCATCGACATCCTCGCTCGGCAGGCCGGCTACTACGCCACCCCGCCGCCCATCGCGAGCACGATCGCGTCCGTGCCACTGGTGGGCGGTGACTTCACCGAGGTGCCGACGCCCACGTGGACCGCTTCTATCGGAGACTGGGGCGAGGTCGACGGTGTGCCATGCCTGGTCGCCGACTCCGAGCCCGTCGGCGGACAGACGATCGGCGTCAGCCTGGAAGATGTGGCACCACTCATCTGGGGCACTGTGGCGAGCGTCTATGTCATCGCGAACATCACCGACACCGTCCGGTTCCGATGGCTCAACAGTGTGGGGAACGAGGCGTGCGCGGTGGAGATCCGCCCCGGCGGACAGTTCGCCGTCCGCAACTCCCCAGCCCTCGCTTGGGTCGTCGGTAACTACACGCCCGGGCTCGACCCGAACTGGCCTAACCGGGTGGAGATCAACGTCGAGCGAGTGGGCGCCCCCTTCTTGGCCCTCGGCGCTGAATCTTGCCGCGCCCGCGTGCGCTCCTCGTCGACGGTGCCCTTCGATGCCTTCGCGACCAGCAATGGACTCTCCGGGACCATGGCGGAGAACATGGCAATCGTCTCGGACGCCACCGATGCGTCGGTGGGTGGGGTCCAGGTCAACACCACCACTGATCACGCCGAGTCCTGGGCCCCGCCGACTGCGTCCCTGCGGCTCCTTGGCGGCTCGGTCGCGTTCCCGTGGCTGCCGGCCACTACTGACGCCTGGACCGGCATCCAGGAAGTCTGTGCGGCCTGGTGTGCCAGCGCGAACGTGACTCGCGACAAGGTGTTGCAGGTGCTCGACTCCGACGCCCTCGCCGGTGTAGGCAGGACCGCCGTCGAACTGGACGTCGGTCGCCATGTCGAAGACCTTGGCTGGACCCTGGACCCCGCAGACATCGCGGACCGGCTCGAGGTCACGTACAGCCCGCCGTCCGTGATCGCCCGAGACTTCGCCGACCCGGACGCACAGCCGCCGGTGGTGTGGCAGGCCAGCGAGGTCATCCGCATCGAGGCAGGCGAGACGCGAGAGATCATCGCCGATCTTGACGTCTACGCCGGCGCCCACCCCGGCTCCACGTCCTATCGGTGGGTTCGCTCGTCGGAGTCTGCGGCGATCCGTGCGCAGGGCTCGCTGTGGGACGCCTACACCAACCCCGACGGGTCCGGCGCGCCGGTAGTAAGTGCGGCGGTCCAGTTGAGTACCCGGTACGTCTCCACTGGCCGCGCGGTCATTACCGTGCGGAACGCCCTCGGTCTTCCCGTGTACTTCGTCGACGCGGCGGGCTCACCGTGCTTGATTCTCCGCGAGGAGGTCGTAGTCCGGTTCGACAACCAGGCTCTCGTCACCCGCGGTGCCACGACCGAGGTCGCGCGTAGCCCGCTGGCGATCGACCTCGGCCGCCACGTGCAGACCGCTGCTGACGCCGAAGCGATCGCCGACTATGTCTGGGCGCGGGTCTCGACGCCGATGTGGAAGGCGTCCAGCGTGCGGGTGAAGCTCGACTGGACCCTCGACATCGGCGACGTGCGGCACTTGACCCACGAACGGTCGGGGCTGGACATCAAGGCGCTGGTCACCAAGGTCGCCTTCGACGGCGGTCCGGGCGAGGTCGCGCAGTCCCTCGACCTGGTGCTGCTGCCGCCGACCTGGGCGGACTTCGACGCCGCCTGGGTAGCCGGAACGTGGGACGACTTCGACGCCGCCTGGGCCGGGAAGACCTGGAACGACTTCGACTACGACCCCCTGAGCACGGAGGCGTGACATGCCGTTGAATCCCGCAGGTGTGCCGTCAAGGGCGGACATCCAAGCCGCGATCGACGAGGCGGTGGCGCCCCTCACTGCTCCGTGGACCAGTTACGTGCCGACATGGGACAACACGACGACGAACCCAGTGATCGGCAACGGCTCCCTCACGGGCGCCTACAGCGCGGCCGGGAAGCTGATCCACTTCCGCCTCGAGCTCAGGATCGGAAGCACGACCACCCTCGGCACGGGCGCAGGCTGGACGTTCGGCCTGCCCGTTCAGCCGAAGGCGCTCACGATGTGGCAGCCGATCGGTCACTCGCTGGCGAACGACGTGTCGGCACTGGCGACGGCGATCGGCCAGGCAGGTGTCGCGGCCGGCGCGTCCGGCTTCATCGTCCGCACTCCCGCGGCTGCATCGTCGTCCACCTACTCCCAGGCGGCGCCGTGGACGTGGGCGACGGGCGACACCCTGTGCGTCGTCGGCACCTACGAGGCAGCGTGATGGAGCACCTCTCTGAGGGCGTAGCCGCCCCGGTCGTATGCGTCCAATGAGGCAACACCACGCGGCCGGGCTTCGTCTAGCGGCTGCCTGATCGCGAGGGGGGCCGCGATGACCATCGAGGGCATGCCGTGGGGCGTGTGGCTGGGCGTCTCAGGCACGGGCTGGTCGCTGGTGGCCTTGTTCGTGTGGGGTCTGTTCACGGGCAAGTTGTTCGTCCCGCGACGCGAGGCGGACGTCTACATCGCCAGAGCCGAGAAGGCCGAAGAGGGCCGGGACACCTTGATCGCCACCGTCGCTGAGATGACCGCGGTCGGCAAGTTCCAGAAGGCGGCGATCGACGCAGCCATCCGGGCGAGCAATGCAGAGGGCGAGTCGACATGACGTGGTTGTGGCGCAGCCGGCGCAAGCAGGTGGAGGAATCCCGCGAGGCGATCAAGAAGTCAGACCGTCTCGGACCCGCGATCGAACTACAGCGTCAAGAGGCTCTCGGGGTGAGCAAGTGGGCGAGGGAGCGGCTGGACCGCAACCACCTCACGCAGATCTTCGAGGCCGGGAGGCGAGCATGAGACGGGCAGTTGTGCTGACAGTTGGGACGCTGGTCGTGCTGGGAGCGTTGGGGTTCGTCGCGTGGCTGTTCGGCGGCGAGCGGGTCCAGGTGGCGATGGCGGTGCCGACGATGCCGGTGACGCTCTGGTTCATCGTGATGTACCTGCGCGACCCGTGGTGGAAGACGTGGTTCGGCCGGTCGCTGATGCTGCTCGCCGTCACGGTGCTGCTGTGGACGCTGGCGACGCTGTTGTACCGCCTGCTCGGCGATTACCCGGGCCGTGACTTCATGCTCACCGCCATCGGGGTGGGGGCGTTCGTGGCGCTCTTGATTCGCGCCCTCGTACTGAGGGCTGCACAACTCGCCGACCTCCGCGAAGTCGAGCGCCGCCGCTGAATCTCCGCGTCCGACTGGCCCGCCTGATCGCGGGCGCCAATTCAACAGAGGAGACCGCCGTGCTGCTGACCGACCTCGCCGTCGCTGCCCGCAAGTCCGGCCTCTCGGTCGTGGAGGTCTCCGGCTGGCGCCACCGCGGCCACGGGGTGCTCGCCTCGGTCGACTCCATCGTCTGCCACCACACGGCGACCTCTCGCACGGCCAGCGGCGACTACCCGTCCATCCGCGTCGTCCGCGATGGCCGCCCCGACCTCGACGGCCCGCTCGCCAACCTCGGCCTCGGTCGCAACGGCACGGTCTACGTGATCGCCGCCGGGGTCGCCTACCACGCCGGCGCCACGAGGCAGTCGTGGATGGACAACTGGCACTCCATCGGCATCGAGGCCGAGGCGGACGGCCTGTCCTCGTGGCCGGCGGCCCAGATGGACGCCTACGCCCGCCTGTGCGCCGCGCTGTGCGAGCACTACGCCGTGCCGGTCGAGCGGGTGCTCGGCCACAAGGAGGTCTGCCAACCGGCTGGCCGCAAGTCGGACCCGAACTTCGACATGGCCGCGTTCCGTCGCCGTGTCGCCGCTGTGAGTCGTGAGGAGCTGGACATGGACGAGAAGACGCTCCGCAAGATCATCCGCGAGGAGGCTCGCGCCGCAGTCGACGACGTGCTCGACGCCGACATGAACGCGAACGAGCCGAAGGGTGACAAAGCCTTTCGCAGAATGTCCTTCCGGCAGGCGATCAAGAACATTCACAAGGCCGTCGTGAAGTGAGGATCGTCTACGCCGACCTCGGCCGCGGTCCACGCGCCAAGGTCGCGAAGGCGTGGGATGCCGTCCGCAAGCACGGTCAGGACGCCGACGCGGTGGTGGTCACCGAGATCAACGAGGGCGACAAGGGCTACGACGACGTCCAGCTCGCACGCCGTCGCTTCGGTCGGTTCTGGCGCAAGGTCGGGCTGCGGACCAAGGCGGGCGCGTTCATCCGCCGCCGCGTCAAGGTGTCGGGCAAGTCGCTCAAGCGCGCTGCTGCCGGCATTCGTGGTCAGTCGCCGGTCCGGTGGGTCAACAGCGTCCGGCTCGACGGCGGCGTGACGTTGGTGTGGACGAAGTACCCGGCTGGCTACAGGAACGGCGCTCGTCCGCGTGCCGTGCGGGCGCTGCTCGGCGTCGCATGGCGGGCGGTCTTCGCGCGCCACCGTCGCGCCATCCGCAAGGCGCTCGAGCGCGGCGACGACGTAATCACTCCCTTCGACGGCAACGACCGCAACTTCCCATGGCGCGACCTCGCGCCAGAGGGTCACGACGTCGAGCTGCTGTTCAAGGACGCCCCCGACTACGGCGTCGCCATCGCTGCCAAGGGTCGCCGCGTCGGCGAGCACACCCACACCGACTTCGCGCTCGGCATCGAGCCCATGCACCGCGGCCACGAGGTCGCGGTCGAGTTCACACCCCGGAGGAAGCCATGACCACCACTCCCACCCGCGCCGATGCTGCTGACCGCGGCTGGCGCACCCTCATCCAGGGCCTCGCCATCGACGTGCTTGTCGCCGTCGCGGCGGTCCTGCTCGTGTGGCTGCCTGACGCCGACATCTCCAAGGTCGAGGCGTGGATCGTGCTCGGCACTGCGGTGGCGAAGTCGGTCCTGACGGCGGTCGCGTCCTACGTGATGCGGCTCAAGGTCGCTCCGGGCGGCGAGTGATGTCCCCTCGCTGGAAGGGCCGCTGCGAGGCCGTCGTCGGCTGGTCCGCCGCTCAGCTCATCTTCGCTGGCGCCATGTGGCTGATCTCCCAGCGGCAGTACCGGCCCAGGGGGGTCTGACGTGGCACGCGCGTCGTTCGGCAAGACGCCTGCCGACTTCACTATGGTCGTCGGTCCGGCAGGTCAGATGCGTGTCACGCCGGCGGCCCTGACGTTCTGGGATGCGGAGGTCGGCGGCACCCAGTTCACTGACCTGCTGCTGAACGGTGCGCCGGTGTCGTCGATCACTACTCCGGTCGACGGCGAGATCCCTCTGTTCGAGGGGCCTGATGGTGTCGTGGAGATGTGGGTCGATGCTGGTGGTGGTCGGCTGCGTCTGGTGGCGAGTGGGGCGGAGAGTGCGGCGGCTGCTCAGGCTGCGGCTACTGCGGCCGAGGCGGCGGCCACGGAGGCGGAAGATGCCGTCACTGCCGCCGTCCCCAAGTCCCTCATCGACGCGAAGGGCGACCTGATCGTCGGCACCGCCGCCGACACCCCGGGTCGCCTCGCGGTCGGGGCGAACGGGCGGCAGTTGTTCGCCGACTCGACGCAGGCGACAGGGCTGCGGTGGGGTGCGGAGGGTCAGTTGCCGGTCGCGGGGGTGATTGGGGATGGAGTCGATGTCGACACCTTGACCACCCCGGGGATGTACTTCCGAGGCTCGTCAGTCGGCGTGACAACGGTCCTCCACTATCCGTTGGATGTGTGGGCCGGTTGGATCGAGGTCAGTGTTCAAGCGGGCACGATGGTCCAGCGGGCAATCTCGATCACGACCGAGTCCGGATTCGGGACGACTCGTTCGAACCAGTGGTTCAGGACTCGGTTCGGGGGCATCTGGCAGCCATGGGTCGAAGTGCGCACCAGTGCTCCCCGGCCCGGCAACACGATGACCGGCACCGGCTTCCCCGAGAGCGTCGTCACCGCCCCAGTCGGCACGAAGTACGTCGACACCGCCGCCACCAATGGCGCCGTCGAGTGGGTCAAGGCGTCCGGCGCTGGCAACACCGGGTGGCGGGTGGTCTACGGGGACACGGGCTGGCGCGACATCTCCGCCGAGTTGGTCAACGGCTGGACGGGCCAGGGTGGGACCACCGGCGTGGCGGTGCGACGTCTAACCAACGCCGTCGTGTTCCGCTACCGCTCCTTGAACGGGCAGAACGCGACATCCACCACCTTGTGGGTTCCTGCGGTCGGCTTTCGAGTGGAGTCTGCTGACGGCCAGGTGGCGATGTTCGGCTCGGCGCCAGCACTGCTTCAGATCAACACAACTCCAGCGGTGGTTTGCCCCACGGGCGTGGCAAGCGGTGGAAACGGATCTATCCAATGGACACCCCAGGCTTCCCAGCCTTGGCCCCCATCTCTCCCCGGCAACCCCGTCTAGACAGGAGATCTCGGACATGGACCTCACGACCCTCACTGACGCCGACCTCGACCAACTCCGCACCGACGTCCTCAACGAACAGGAACGCCGCAGCAACCTCGCCACCATCCCCGCCACCATCACCGCGCTGGCAGAGAAGTACATCGAGGGTGGTGGGGATCCGGCAGACCTCAGTTTGCCGGGCTGACCGCCTACACTCGAACCGCAAGGTTGCTCCCTTGCAAGCGCCCCGTCCTCTTCGGAGGGCGGGGCGCTTTCGTCGTTGTCAGCGCTGACGCAGGCGCTTGACCTTCGCCTTGAGCCGGTCGATGCGAGCGTCCTTGCGCTCGATCGTGGCGTTCAGATCCGTGATCGTCTTGTCCCGCTTCACCAGCGTCTCAACGGCGTACACCACGTCAGCTCGCGCGCGGTCGTAGTCAGCGGCCTTGTTCCAAAACGCCTCCGTCGCGTTCTCGACCAGCCCGAGCGGCATCCGGTCCAGGGGGTCGGTGCATCCGGCTGCGGCTGCCTCCTCGACCGTCATCCAACGCAGCGTCGGGGACAGTGTCGACAGGTACGTCGAGCCGGAGTCGTAGGTGACCTCGGCGCGAGTGCGGACGCCGTGGACGCAGTCGTGCACCTCGACGACCTCGGCCGAGGTGACAGCCCCAGACGGCACGTCGTACTCCGGGTACTCAGGCAGGTCGAGCGGACCGCCGGCACCCGCGGCGCTACCGGCGAGCGCGATGACTGCGACGGCGGCGATTGAGCCGGTGAGTACTGATCGCATGACAGGACGGTAGCGCTTCCCCGTCGACGTGGGGGCACTTTCGCATGCCCAGATCGGCGGCCGCTTTTCGGCGTGCTGTGGCAGGACCGCCTTGACTGACCTACCCTCAGGCGAGCAGGCGAGGGCCAAGCGTGCTCAGCGCGGCATGTGGGGGGCGTGCTGAGTCGCTGAGCCGACGAGCCGCCCACTCTCCTTACCGGAAGGAGGGTGGGCGGTTTCGGCGTTCTAGGGCAGGTCGTACAGCGCGTCGAGCCGGACGTTGACCTCGGCTAGGTCCGGGTGGCTGGCGACTTGGCGCGCCTCGTCGGTGGTTATGCGGTCCTCGCTCACCTGCCACGCCGCAGCGAAGTTCCGGAGCGCCCCCGTGACCTCGCCGATCTCCAGCGCGAGCTTCTCCTCCGCGATGACGCGCTCGCGAAGTCCGGCGAAGAAGCGGTCGAATGCGGCGACTTCGGCGGTCGTCTTGCCCTTCGCGCTGCTCAGGCGTTCAAAGGGCGTGCGGTCCTCGGGCACGTCCATGCTCACGGCCGCCACGCTTCCTGATAGCCCGGGCGGTCGGCGTAGGGCAGGGCGAGGTCGCAGAGGTCGGGACATGTCGACTGGTCGCCGAACGACACGTCATCGCACGACCGGTGACGCTCCACGATCCGCCGCTTGGCCTCACACTCGGCCAGCACGCGGGCGGGCGGGACCAGCAGGCTGCCGTCAACGCCACGCCGATATGACGTGCCAAACGGACCGCCCGCCATATTCGCCCGCGCCACCGCCTCATCATCCGTAATGCACGCGAGGAGCCAGTCTGTGAGGGTGGTGGTGGCGGTGGTCATGCGCGACCGGCCTTCGCGACGCCGCCATTGAATCCGCAGTAACGATTGCCTTTGCCGATCGGGCTCTCCACATGCACCCACTCCACGCCGTGCGGGTAACTCCCAGCGCGAGGCCGCTCAATCGGCTGACCGCAATTGGCGCATGTGACCTGTGTAGCGTTGCTCATGGGTGTGACACCTCTCAGTCAGGTGGAGCATCAAGGCCCGTCGCCTCCCCGCCAGGAGTAGCGGCGGGCCGCTTTCGTTCAGACTACTCGCCGCCGCCGACAGCCGCCACGACGCCGCACCTACCCGGCACGAAGTCGGGTCGCGTGCCGGGTCGTCCGTCCTTAACGTCCTAACAGTCGGCCTGTTAGGTCCTTAAGGTGCAGCGCGGGACGAGAAAGACGCCGCCCGCGAGGTTTCGTACTTACGGAACCGAGCGAGAGATTCTGGCGAAGGAACTCCGAGTGCGGGCGGCGCCTACTTGCACCCTACTTGAACGGCGGCGTTCAAGTGGCCGGCGACACGTGCTCAGCCCGCACCCACGCCTCCGTCAGCGACCAACGCCGGTTGCCGCCGCCAGACGCGTAGACGCAGAGTGCCTCCCAGCCTGACGGGGTGCGGCGCCACTCAAGGAGAAGACCCGGGGAGCGGGAGGTGGAGCTGCCGGTGACGTCGATCCACACGTGCTTGGGGAAGGCGTGGCCGCGGGTGGTAGTGCCGTCGGGTGGGCGCATGGGTGGAGGGTAGGTGTGGGGGACGACGGCGCTCAGAGCGTCAGCAGGTCGTCCATCTTCCCCATCGCGGCCCGATGAACCCCGAGGTCGCCTTGGATGTAGTGCTTCTGCGTGATGATGACCTGGGAGTGCCCGAGAATCTCGGCGATGATCTTGTCCGGCACCCCGGCCTCACTCAGGAGAGACGCCGTCGTCGCCCTCGCTGCATGAAGCGGCCGGCGCTCGACGCCCGCCCGGTCGAGGAACGCCCGCCATGCCGCCCAGTCCCGCCGCGGATCGGTTAGGGCGTCGCCGCCGAAGACGTACAAGCCGCGGTCAGGGATGGCGTCGAGCGCCGCCCGGACCGGCGCGACCATCGGCACGCCCCGCTCCGATGACTTCGACTTGAGCGGGACGACGCGCATCCCCTCACCCTTGATGCGCTGTGCCGCCCGGCGAATCTCGATGACGTCCTCGGCGAAGTTCACATCGGACCAGCGCAGTCCGAGCGCCTCCCCCTGCCGCAGCCCAGCGAGCAGGGCGACGGTCCAGCGAGCTCGTCCGGTCGGGTCGTCGACCATGCGCTTGACCTGCTCGAGCAACTTCTTGGCCTCAGGAAGGGTGAACTTCCCATGACTGCCCTGCCCGACGGCGGGAGCATCCACCTTCGCCGCGGGGTTCGACGCGATGCGGCCGTCGCGCTCAGCGATCACGAGAGAGCGCCGCAGGATGGCGTGCACCTGTCGCCGGGTCGCATCGGACTTCCCCTCAGCCTCCATGACGGAGTAGAGGGCGCGGATGTGGTCCGGTCGCAGGCGGTCGAGACGACGCTTCCCGAGGTGGGGGACGATCCACAGGTCGATGTAGCCCTGGTAGGTGCGCAGCGTCGATGGGCGCAGCTTCTTGCTGGCAATCTCTGTCATCCAGTGAGTCATCCACGCCTCGACGGTCGCGTCGTCAGCGAGCACCCCCTGCTCGAGCTGCCGCTTGAGCGCCTGGAACTTCGGCTTCAGTTCCCTCAGCGTCTTCGCCGTGACGGTCTTGCGGACGCGCTTGCCACCCACCCAGCCCAGGTCGACCACGCCGACCCACCGGTCGTCGGACTCGCGCTGGTAGATGCTCCCCTCGCCTCGCAGGCGCCGGTCTCCCATAGACTCTCCCTCAGTGTGTAGCCAACATGACAGCCTACGCGGCGGCATGTAGCCATACGACATAGTACGAAAAACCGCGATCTACCTGCGGTTTCTCATCGGCGGGCCCCTAGCTCAATTGGCAGAGCATCGGACTTTTAATCCGCGGGTTGTGAGCGTGAAACAGGCCCTTCGACAGCCTTCAATGTAGCCCAACGCTCGCGGTCGGTGGTCGAGGCGTGTGCTACGCCACCAGCACATGCGCCCCATCCGTATCGATGACTAGGTTGCGGTTCCGTAACTCCCCCTCAAGAGTCGGAGCACTGATGCACACTGCCTGCACGGGAGCTGAAGAGATCACCCGGCGCACATGGCTTGGGGAGATGGGGGACATCTCACCGGGGCGCCCGTTCATCGTGGGAGCGGCGGAAATGGAAGCAATGTTCGAGTTGGCGGACAAGGGTGTCCGAGTCGTGTTCGTCCCGTGCCTCAGGGAGCGGTGGCTGTACCTCACGCGGCCGCGACTGTTGCTGATGGACGAGCGCGTCAGCAAGGAGGAGCGGGTCACGGCCGCGCGGGAAGTCATGTGTCGGCTTCCTGCGGACTGACAATCTCGGCGTCCTCGATCACCTGGCTGGTGGGGGCGGGGCCTCCTGCGTCTGCGTCGGCATTTCCATCACCTCCCCGCGGCGGGAAGGTGGACCGCAGACCCTGGCCGAGATGCTTTGCGCCTGCGTTGTCAAGGAAGGGCAGCACGCCGACTAGCGCAGCTCGAAGGGCGTCGTCCCTGAGTTCGGGAGGCACTAGTCGGAAGACGGACGCGAACGCCTCGAGCTGTTCGACGTCGTCACCATCGCTAGTAGGCGGCAAGACCGGCCGGCTCATGTCCGGGACGTCCTCGACCACTAGGTCGTGCTCCCAGTCTTCCATCGTCAGCGAGCCGTCGTCGATCGAGTTGACGACCTGCTCGACAGTGCCCCGCGCCCACCCGAGCGCGTTCTCCATCTGGTGCTGAGTACGCAAGGGGAAGGACTCCTGCGCAGCCCGCTCGAACTTGCCCACCGTGGCCACCTTGGGGCCGCCGTACTGCGCGAGCTCGTCCTGGTTCAGCCCGAGCCGCTCGCGGCGCGCCTTGGCGATGTGGCCGATGACCTGCCATCCGGTCTCTTTCATGCGGATCAGCGTGCCAGCGCAACTCACGACAAGTCCAGTTCAGTAGCGACAAGTTACCGATGACGCATCGACGCAGGTCGACAGTCACACCGATGTAGTTCCGCAGGTCATCGATAACTTGTCGTCATTTCGGGTCATTCGTCCTTGACTTGTCGCTACTTGTCGCTCAATATCGACACATGCCCGCTCCTGAACCCCTCGGACCGATGGTCCGCCTCAAGGAGGTCCGGACCAAGCTCACGACTCTCACTCAGCAGCAGCTCGCTGAGCGCATCCGTGAGCAAGGCGTCCCGATCACCAACGCCGGCCTCTCCAATGTCGAGAACGGCAACAAGGTCGCAAGCGACCGCCTGCTGACCGCGTGGGCGAACGCCCTGGGTCTGGACCCGCTCCTCATCTGGCACGGCCCGCTCGTCAAGCCTGTTGAGCCGGGCGTCCCGCTCAAGAAGGCGTCAGGGCTGTGAGCCAGAAGGCCTACTCGGTTCGCTCTGCTGCCGCCGCCTATGAGGTGAGCGAGGCGACGCTGCGCGTGGCCATCAACAAGCAGTTGCTCACGGCCTACCGCGTCGGCCGCGCGATTCGCATCGACGCCGACGACCTTGCCGAGTGGTTCAAGAACCGGCCCCGCGTCGGAAGCGAGGACGACCAGTGACCCGCGACTACGCCCACGCAGCCTTCCTCGCCGCCAAGCCCACCTGGCTCCCCGAAGCCTGGGCCGAAGTCCTCGCCGACGCCGAGGGGGAGTCGTGAGCGGGGCGGGGGTTGAGAAGGAGTCGGGCCTCGAATCGCGATACCACGTCAAGAGGCTCGGTGACCCGTCAGGCAAGCACGACACCTGCCGCTACTTCGTGCTCGACCCGCAGCACGACCCGACCGCACGTGAGGTGCTGGCTGAGTACGCCCGCCGGACTCCCAATCACGATCTTCGGCGCGACCTGCGGGACTGGCTTGATGCCCTGACTGTCTGGGGTGAGACCAATGACTGAGGTTGACTACGACGTTCGTCGCGGTCACGCCTACGTCAAGGCGGACAACGGCCGCACCATCGCGCAACTGGTGGACATGGGTGGCGCCTGTGCCGTGATGACCGAAGGCGACTTAACGCCCGACGAGGCTCGCGTCCTAGGGCATGCCCTCATCTCGTGGTCCGCATGGCGGCGGCAAGTCATCCCGTCAGTCGACCACTACGCCATCACCTACGCCACCACCCCCACCCCCGGCGGCACCCCATGACCGGCGCGGAGGTGCGGCGGTCGGGTGAGGTCGAGGCACTGGCGGTGCGTGTCACAACGACCGGCGTCGTCGTGGCCGAAGGCGACTGCGTGCACTGCCCCCACCCGGCGATGGACCACTGGCCGAGTGAGGGCTGCAAGGCGCCCCGGACCGGCGACCACTGCCGAATGGATCCGACCAAGTTGGCTCGCGTCGCACTCTGTCAGCGCGGCCCGGGATGCGATGGCTACTCGCACTCGCTCCCGTGCAACAACGCCTACTTTGCGGCGATCCGGACGCCGGGTTTCGACTCGCGCCGTCAGGCCACCCCAACCGGCGGCACCCCATGAGCACCAACCTCGGCCGCAACTCCGACGCCTACATCCGCAGCCTCCCTGGTCGCTGCCCCGAGTGCGCCGTCGACATCGAGACGCGGCCCCACACCACCGACTGCCCGCGAGCCAAGGAAGGTGACGACAAGTGAGCACCACCCTCGCAACACACCCCGTCGAGGAGCCCGACCTCCTGGCGCTCATCGCCGACGAGCTGACCCCCCTCGGCATCGACCTCGCCGACGCCTTCCGTGACGCCTGCTGGGCTGAGGCGCTGGCGAACAACGGCCTGATTCATCCGTGCCGCGTCACTGCCCGCCTTGTCGAGCGTGACCCGGCGGTGAACAAGCAGCGGATCTCGGCGATGTGGTCGACGGCAGCCAAGCGGGACGGCGGCTACCTCGACAACACCGACGTGTCGGCGCAGATCGACGGCACTGTCAGCAAGGGCAACGGCAACAAGTCCACGACGTACCGGCTGTGGCGCGGCTGGGTCGGCGGTGCGGAATGAGCGCCGAGCGGGCACAGCAGTCGGGCGAGAATGGGGCGCGCCGCTGGACGCACCAGCCTTGCGTTAGGACGGAGCCCCACCCGGGGCACACGCACATCAACGAGGGTCCCCGCGGTGGCTGCGGCCTGCCCGAGTGGTGCCCCGGTGTGCGCGCCACTCCGCCCGCTTCGACCGCCAGCCGACGCCCGGGATTCGACTTCCGAGGACGCCCCATTCCGCCCACTGGCGCCGTGGTCCGCAACGCATGGACGGCGGGGGCATGAGCGGCGAGGGCGTGGAGGCGGTCGGGACTGGCGCAACGCCGCCGGTCGCGAAGTACCGGATGACGCTGGTCATCGAGGGCAACACCCACGACGAGATCGAAGGCGAGTTGCTCTCCATGACGCGGGGCGGCTACCTGCTCTTCACCGACTACTACCAGCGCGACGAGACGCACGTCGTGGGTGGTCGGCGAACGATGCGGCTGGAGCACCGGAACCCCGACATGACGCCGGAGCGGTACGACGCCGAACTCTCCGAGTGGTTCGACGCACGCAAGGCCGCCCGCACCACCCCGCCCGGAGCGCCCTCATGATCCCCCGCGCCGAAGCCGAAGCCCGCGGCCTGAACACCTGTCGCGGCCTCGCGTTCGCCGTCGCGTTCATCGCCTGCACCGTCATCGCTGGCTGCATAGCGGCCCTCTTCATCCACCTCACCTGACCACCAACCCAAAAGCCGGAGCCCGGCACCACCGACAAGCGACCCCGGGCTCGCGAACTAGGAGGAGCATCTCATGACCGAACCGACTCTCGCCTCAAGCCTCTCGGAGGCTTGGCTGCGTCGCGCACAGCGAGCCCGCAGCGACTACATGGCGGCCCAGACTGCGCCCGCTCTATTCACGCCCGAGTGGACCGCCCGCGCCGAGGCGGAGTTCACCGCCGCCATGCGTCACGCCGAGGCGGCCACCCGATGACCGCCAACGCCCACGACCTCGCAGACGCCCTCGACGGCCGCATCTCCGAGCGCGCGAAGTCCGTCGCGCTGGTGCTCGCAGCAGCCGAGTCCGCCGAGTTGCCGCCACCTGCTGCGGTGAGCTTCTTCGGCGACGGTCCGGTCGAGTTGATGCTGACCGACGTCGACGCCGTGCATCGCTGGGCGGCGTTCATGGAGGTCGGCGTCACCACGGTCCCGAACCTCGACCTCATCTGCCACGACGCCCTCGCTGTGCTGTTCGACATGCCGGTTCGGGTGTGGCGGCTGGCTAGCACTCAGGCGGCGGCGTCATGACCACCGCCGTCATCATCACCCTCGCCGCCGCCTGGATCTTCGCCGAGATCCGCTCAGTCATCCACCACCGCGACGCCGACGAAGCGCGCGAGGCCCTTGAGCGGGAACTACTGAGGCACTTCGACACCGCCGTGGACCGCGACAGGTTCGCGACCGCCCTGCGAGGAGAACTCACCCGACAGGCGCGGGCCGAACTGGTCGCACCTGACGAGCCGTGCGGGACCGTGCTGACCTTCCAGCGGTCGGGGGGTGCGTCGTGACGGCATCAGAGCAGTCGGCCGAGATTGAGGCGCTCGCACAACTGCTGGCCAAGCACCGAGACGACATGGAGACGGGTGACTACGGCGAGGTGTTGTGGTCCGGGTGCACGTGCGGCGACGAGCACACCTACGACTGGCACGACCGGCACCTCGCCTCCGTCATCCTCGGTCACCTTCGCGCCACTCCACCCGGAGCGACGCCATGACCGCCTGCTCCTGCGGCGCACAGGCCGTCACCACCACCACCCGCGCCACCGTCCGCGACGGCGACGGCTGGCGACCCGACCCCATCGACGTGTGCAAGCCGTGCGCCGACAAGGCGTGGGAAGGGCGCGAGGAGGCGAGGGCGTCGTGAAGATCACCGAGCCCGGGCTCGTTCGCGACATGCCCGACGAGATCTACCATGCCGACCCTGTCCCTGGCGGCTCCCTGTCGTCCACATTCGCCCGACTACTGACCGAGCACGTACCGGCCAAGGCGGTCGAGCGACGACGCAACCGCAAGCCCACCAAGGCGATGAACCTCGGCAAGGCTGCGCACCTGCACGCGCTCGGCGCCGGACCAGAGCTCATCGTCTGGCAGTACGACGGCCGCACCAAGGACGGCAAGGCTGAACGTGCGGCGGCGTCATTCCTCATCGAGTCCGAGGCGGCAGTCGGAGTCACGCAAGCCGAGTGCGACCAGATCCTCGGCATGGCTGAGGCGTTGCGCGCACACCCCGAGGTCGCCACCATCCTCGACGCCTCCACGTCCGAGGTCTCTGGTTTCTGGCAAGAGAGCAGCGTGTGGTGCCGGGCGAGGTACGACCTGCTCAACGACGACGACGCCTTCGACTACAAGACCTGCGAAGACGCCACGTCCCACGGCTTCGAGAAGGCGATGGCGAGCTACGGCTATCACCAGCAGGCCGAGTTCTACCAGCGCGGACTGGCGGCACTCGGACACTCGGCAGCCAAGACGCCCCTGCGATTCATCTGCCAGGAGACGACCGCGCCCTACCTCGTCCAGATCCACACATGCGACGAGCTGGCGATGGAGATCGCGACCGCGCTAAACGACCGCGCGATCGAGGTCTACGACGCCTGCAAGAAGAGCGACCAGTGGCCCGGCTTCTCAGAGCTTGAGCCGGAGCCGACCGCGCTCCCGAACTACTACTTCTACCGCCATGCGGCGGTCATCCCCGACAACCTCAATCCCTTCTCCGAGACGGTGGCCTGACATGGACCTCAGCAAGACGATCATCGCCAAAAGCGACCAACTGAACGCCGACGATCTACTTACCGGGCCGCGCACCTTCACCGTGCTCGAGGTTCGCGAAGGAAGCGAAGAGCAGCCGGTGAGCATCGTGCTCAAGGAGTGGCCCCGCAACCGACCATTCAAGCCGTCGAAGACAGTCCAGCGCATCCTCGCCTACTGCTGGGGCGCCGAGACCGACGACTGGCCCGAGGACGCTCGGATGACGCTGTTCCGAGACGAGAAGGTCAAGTGGGCCGGCGAAGAGGTCGGCGGCATCAGAGTGAGCCACCTGTCGCACATCAAGGGTCAGCAGAAGATCGCGCTCCAGGAGTCCAAGCACAAGAAGACCCTGCACACGATCCATCCGCTCCCCGACGCGCCGGCGACCACCACCGAGCCAACCCCCGCCGAACTCGCCACCCAGGTCGTCGCCGCACTCGCCGACGCCACCACCGAGGACGAGGTGCGCGAGTGGGGCAATCGAGCCCACGCGCGCAACCTGCTCGACGTGGAGGTCGACGGCGAGTCTGTCCGCGACCACGTCACCAAGCGGCTGGCCGAACTCGCTCAGGGCGGTGCGGCATGAGGACCCCCACCCACCACTGCACCCGCGACACCTGCGGCGGTTGCGACGACCTCATTGTGCAGCGCGAGACCGACCGCCGCGACCCCGAACGCGACCCCTACGGCTGGATGGCCGACCTCGCTGCCGACGCATACGAGCGCGAGATCGGGCGGTCGGCATGAGCGGGGTGGAGCAGTCGGACCTGATGGCGCTCGACCTGGAGTACCGCCTGACCATCGCACACCGCCTGGGCTGTGAGTGCGGTCCGTACTTCGTGCAGAGGCGTGAGGTGCTGATCCCCGAGATGCTGAAGGAGGCAGCCAGGCGCGGGGAGGACCCCGTGGATGTCTTTGCGGCCTTCGCGCGCAAGGTCCACCTGAGGAAGTGCGGGACCACAACGGCAGGCCGGTACGCCGCCCTAATGGCGCTCGCATCCTCCGAAGACGAGCACGCCACTCCACCCACCCAGCCCCGCCCCACCAACGGCGGTGCCTCATGAGCGCCGAGATGCTGCGTCGAGCGGCTGTCAGCATTCGCAACGGTCAGGCGAACTACACACCTGAGCACAGCGACCGATTCATGCTCGCCGTGGCGGACTGGCTGGACGCGACCGCCGACGACTGGGACCGCAGCAAGGCGCCACTTCCGGTGTCTGACATCCGCCTTGACGCGCGGGCCGCCCTCGCCGTCGCCCGCGCCTACCTCAGGGAGGACGCATGACCACCCACACCGGCGACGAGCGGGAGCACGACAGGCAGGTGGCGGGTGCGGCGGCCTGTGCATGTGAGGGCTACACGATCCGCACCGACTACGGGACGGGCATCGAGCACGACGTCGACCGGTCATCGTGCCCCCTACACGGCGGGCAGGTGGCGGGTGCGGCGGTGACGCTGACGGACGCCGAGCGAGAATGGATTGCGCTGACGATCCTCGACGCCGCCGCGGAAAGCGATACGGACACCGCCGCGCGCCTCATTGAGGCTCGCATCGAGACCCTGATCCGACGACGCCTCCCCGCCGAGACCGCCGACCGGGTGCGGCAGGCGCAGGCGGCGGCGTTGCGGGAGGCGAAGGACGACATCAAGGCTCGGATCGACACGTTCCGCGGTCTTGGCGCAGACCCGCAGTACATCTGGGCGCTCAATGACGCCTGGGGACTTGTGGCCAACCGCGAGCGCGCCCGCCGCCTCGCCTCGGACGCCGCCCAGCCGGAGGTGGGTGAGGGCCGTGAGTGAGCGCATCGAGATCCAGTTCACGATTCTGAGCGACGGTGAGGAGATCGGCTTCGGCGCATGCATCGAGGCCGATGTGGATGCCGCCCTGTACGCCGTCCAATCCGTGATCCAGAACCGCGAGTGGGAGACCACGCAGCCCGAGGTGGGCACGGGGGGTGGGTCGTGAGTCGGCCACGTCTCGGGAGCATGTTCTCCGGCGTCGGCGGTCTGGACCTCGCCGTCAGTGAGGTGCTCGGCACCGAGACCGTGTTCGTCGCTGACGTCTGCAAGGTCAACAAGGACGGCAGCGTCGGGCACCACGAGCCGCACCGCTCGCCCTGCTCAGTCCTCGCACACCGCTTCCCCGGCGTACCGAACCTCGGTGACGTCTCGCTCATCGACTGGTCCCCATGGCATGGCCGCATCGAGATCCTCTCCGCCGGGTTCCCCTGTCAGGACGTGTCGGTCGCCGGCGGACGCGCCGGGCTCCGCGACGGCACTCGGACCGGGCTCTGGTCGCAGGTCGTCCGCGCCATCACTGAACTCTCACCCCGATTGGTGGTCCTCGAGAATGTCCCCGGAATCTTCACTGCCCCCGCCGCTGGCGATGTGGAGCCCTGCCCGATCTGTCTGGGAGACGGACCAGGAGAGCATCTGCGGGCACTTGATGCCGTTCTCGCAGACCTTGCCGCGATCGGGTTCGATGCGGACTGGACGGTTGTACCCGCGTCCGGCGTGGGAGCCGCCCACCGTCGCGAGCGTTGGTTCTGTACTGCCTACCCCGCGGGCCAGCCGTGGAGCTTCGAGCACGGAGACTGTGGCACTGCTGCCGACGCCGGGCAAAGCGGACGGCGACGGTGGACACCTGAGTTCGGAGGGTCACCGTCGACACTTCCGGGGGTGACTCGCGACATGGCGCTGTTGCCTAGCCCACGAACATCTGACACCAACGGCGCTGGACACCACGGCGACGGCGGGATGGACCTGCGCACGGCAGTCGCTGAGATCCCACTTCTGCCCACGCCCATGGCGAACGAGGCAGAGAAGGCGGTCCAAGGTCCACGCCTGTCCGATGGCCAGAAGTACCTCAGCAACGTCGTCCACGACCTCCTCCCCACCCCTCGCGCCACCGACGGCACCAAGGGCGGCCCGAACCAGCGTGGGTCATCCGGTGACCTGATGCTGCCGAGTGCGGTCCAGTTGCTCCCCACGCCCACCGCGACCGACAGCAAGTCATCCGGCGCGGCGGGCTACGACAGCGGGCACGACGGCACGACCTTGACCGACGCCACGGTTCGCCAGCCCGCCAAGTGGGGCGAGTATGAGCCAGCCATCCGCCGCTGGGAGTCGGTGACCCGACCAGCGCCCGAGCCGACCAAGCTCAACGCCAAGGGCAACCCGAAGCTCTCCGACGAGTTCGACGAGTGGCTCATGGGCTACTCCGCTGGCTGGATCACCGACGTCCCCGGCGTGACGTGGAACGAGGTTCTCAAGGCTTGCGGGAATGGGGGGTCGTGTTTCAGCAGGGTGCGGCGGCGCTGCGGTGGCTGCTGGCGCAAGCAAGGTGGGGTGCCGCATGACCCACCAACACCGCCGCCTCATCCACGCCCGCGACCTCGGCGACAGACACATCGGCCGCACCGTCCAGGTCGGCCAGTGGACCGGCACCCTCACCGGCGTACTGCCCGTCGGCGACCGCGTGCAGCTCGCCCTCATCGTCGGCGGCTCCCGGGCATTCAGCGACTGGCTCGACGGCGGCGAGGGTGTCGAGGTCTGGCCGGCGGGGAGGGAGGCGTCGTGAGCGAGTACTTCCTCCACAGAAGGGCCATGTTTATTTCGTCCACAGCCTCGGCGGGTCATTCACAGGCTGAAACTGATGGTCTGTGCGGTGCCATCTCGTGGATTTCACGTGCAGATACCACAGCAATCCACAGGTTTGTGCCGAGTTACGCACAGCGTCTGTGGACGAAAAATCGCCACTCGTCGGCGGCCGCTGGGAGAATCGCATCAGCGAAAGACGAGGCGGCCCCGGGTCACCGACTGCGCCAACAGTCGGCATGTGACCCAGGGCCTCGCCGTCCCCTACCTAGCGAAAGACGAGAACGACTGATGGCGATTCTGCCCTACCCAGCCGACAGCGCAGCACCACCATCCCCAGGCGCCCTCGGCAACGCCGACGGCTGTCCCTCGTGCGTGATGAACGTCGAGCCACCGCGCTCCGTCGTCGAGATCGCCGACGGCCACCGCTGCGCGTACCTGTGCTCCGACTGCGGGCACGCCTGGACCACGGACTGGAGGGACTGAGGACGTGCCACGCATCTTCGCCAAGGTGAACACCGTCATCTGGGGTGACCCCGACTTCCGAGCGCTCCCGCCGGCCGCTCAGCACCTCTACTTCACCCTGTGGACGTCCCCCGACTTATCCTTCTGCGGCGTCCACGACTGGCGCCCTGCGCGCATGACCGGCCTCTCGCAGGGCTTCGCGACCGAGCACATCCAGCTCGTCGCAGACTGCCTGGCGGCGCGCTACTTCGTGGTACTCGATGAAGAGACCGAAGAGGCACTCGTCCGCTCGTGGGCGCGATGGGACGAGACGGTGAAGCAGCCCCGACTGGCCATCTCCTACGTCCACGCCTACGCCAGCGTCGCCTCGCCAAACATCCGTGCGGTGCTCGTTCACGAGACCAACAAGATGAGGTCACTGTGGCCCGAGCTGGCCTGCTGGAATGACCAGCGAGTGCTCGAGATGCTGGCCCATCCCGCCATTTCAGCCAAGAGTTTGCCCACCCCTGAGGACCCGTTTGGGGATGGGTTTGGGGATGGGTTTGCCCTCGGTTTGCCCCAAACGCGACCAAAGGTTTGGGGGTCGGTTTCGGTACCCCCTACAACTACAACTACAACTACAACAAACCCCTCTGTGGTTAAGGGGGGTGTGGGGGGAGAAGGCCCCAAGCCCACTCGCAAGCGAGCGGGCCAACTCCCAGACGACTGGAAGCCCAACGAAGTCCACCTCGGCTACGCCGCCGAGAACGACCTGGACATCGACGCCGAGGCCGAGCAGTTCATCGACCACCACCGAGCCAAGGGCTCGACCATGAAGGACTGGGACGCAGCCTTCCGAACTTGGCTCCGCAACGCCGTCAAGTGGCGCAAGGACAACCCAGGTCGCCAGGCGCCTCGACCAGCTCGACCCACCAGCGTCCACGACCTTGAGGAACCACCCAACGGTCTCTCGCCCACCGAGTACGCCCAGTGGGAGCTTGAGGCTCGCCAGCGCGCTGCTGCGAGGAGGGGCGCATGAGCGAGGACGTTCTCCACCCATCGCCCTACCCGATCGCGGACGCCGAGCAGAGCCTCCTCGGAGCCTGCCTCGCCGGTTGGCAGCACCCCGACGAGCTCGACGTCGAGCCCAACGACTTCTACCAGCCGACGCACGGCGACGTGTGGGCCGCAATCCTCCGCGTCCACACCGCCGGCAACAAGCCCGACATCGTCTCTGTTCGCCTCGCGCTCGGAGACCACAAGCCGCCCATCGACCCGATCTGGCTGCACGACCTGGTATCCCGCGTGCCGATCGTCTCCAACGCCCCGCACTATGCCGCCCAGGTCCGCGAGGCTGCCGGTCTCCGCGCGCTCCAGGAAGCGGGGACGCGGCTGCAACAGCTCGGCTCAACGCCCGGGAACCTCGAGGAGCGCCGCGAGCAGGCGAGACAAGCGGTCGACGAAGCGTGCCGCGGCCGGGTCGTCACACAGGCCCGCACGGTGGCCGACCTCCTGCCCGAGGCACTCGACGCGGCACAGGCTGGCAAGACCGGGGTCCTCGACACCGGCTGGCCCGACATCGACCGCGTCATCGGCGGTATCGCGCCCGGCCGCTTGGTCGTCATCGGTGCACGCCCGGGTGGCGGCAAGTCCATCAGCGGCACCAACCTCGCGCTACACGTCGCTCACCGGCACCAGCACGCGGCGCTGCTGGCGTCCCTTGAGATGCCCCGCAGTGAGGTCATGAACCGCATCCTCGCCGCGCACGCCTCGGTGAACCTGACCCACCTTGAGAACGGCACTCTGACAGACGGCGCGTGGGACGCCATCGCCGCCAAGCACGACGAGCTCAACAAGATGCCGCTCTTCGTCGACGACACGTCGTCCCTCTCGGTGCAGGGGCTACGGCGACTCGCCCGTGACGTGCAACGCCGACGCGACGACCTGGCGCTGATCGTCGTCGACTACCTGCAACTGGTCCGCCCAGCCAGTGGCCGCCGGGACGCGAGCCGCGCCGAGGAGGTCTCGCAGATCGCCCGCGACCTCAAGCTGCTAGCGCGTGAGACCGGCGCGTGCGTCGTGGCGATGGCGCAGGTCAACCGCGAGGGCGGCAAGGCGACCGACGGCCCTCGACTGACTGACATCCGCGAGGGCGGCGCCGAGAACGACGCCGACGTCGTGATCCTGCTCCACCGGCCCGACCCAGACGTGCCCGAGGTGGTCGCGACGATCGCGAAGAACCGTCATGGGCCGGCGAACACGGTGGCGACGCTCCAGATGCAGGGCCACTATGCCCGACTCGCGTCCGTGGCGTGGTCGCCGAGTGGAGGCGCCAGATGACCACCCCACCGACCACCACCCCCAACCCCCACGCGACCGCCGCGCGGGAAGCGATGAGCCAGGAGGCGAGCGCATGACACGCTGGCAAGACGACCGAGGCATCTCCGACCTGAGCGTGGCGGTCGACGAGATCTACGCCCTGCGAACCCTCAGCGCTCAGGCGGTCGAGGTGATCGACGAGACGCTGACCCTGCGGAGCCTGAGCGCGTACCGGAAGTCTGAACTCGCCGAACTGCGGACTGCGCTTCTCGCCGCCGCACGAGGTGAGCAGCCGCCGTACATCGCCGACGGAAAACAGGCGCTCGCCCATCTGGGGATCGACGACTGCCTGACCAACGCCCAGTGGGCCGAACAGCGCGGCCTGACCCCCACCGACACCACGGAGGCGGGCGCATGAGCGGGGCGCGGGAGGTGGGCGAGATTGACTCGCTGTGCGAGCCCAGCCGGGAGGACTACCGACAGGTGTGGTGGCGTAACCACGAGGGCCTTCGGTGTTCGACGTTCGTCCGCCGCGACGACCCGAACGCAGACGCCGCGATTGAGGCGCGCAGCGACTTCAAGGAGTGGTGGTCCTGATGGGTGAGGCGATGGCGGCGCGCGAGTTCCTGCCACCCATGATGAGCAACGGCAAGACGTGGGCCGACTACGGCTGGTGGAATGGCAAGGCGGCGCACGGCGCCACCACTGCGCCTACGTCCTTCGATGAGGCAGCGGCCCTGACGTGGTCGCGCTGTTGGGCCTATATCGAGGAGCACAACCTCCCGCCGGAGGTGTGCTGGCACATCTGGCCCATCGCCTACGCAGCGCTCAACGCCTGCTCGCGGGTGACTGCATATGCCGAGCCCGCACCCACCCACCCCGAGGCCGACGCATGAGCGACATCGAGCGGCTGCGTGCGGTCGGGGAGGCTGAGCGCGTCTTGACCGAGCGTGAGGTGTCTGACATCCGCGCCGTGCGCGCCGTGGGGTCTTCCCGAGAACTGGTGTCGCTAGTCGAGCGAATCGTTGCCAGCCGCTTGGACCGCCTACAGGCTGCCGAGCAGGCGGTGGAGCGGGTGCGGGCGCTGATGCGCGACTTGGCACCCGTCATCAGACGCCGCGACCGCAGCCAGCACTGGTGCGCCGAGAACTGCGCCACCTGCGCTCTCGCCAAGGTGTTCGACCGCCTCCGCGCCGCGCTCGACGGGCCGCAGACCGCCGAGCCAGTGGCGTTCGTCGCGACGACGCACGTCTGCACCACCTGCGCCAGTAGGCCGCAGACCGCGGGGGCTGGGGAGGTGGCGGAGTGATCTACGCCGACGATGCCGGTCGACTCCGAGACTCCAAGGGTCGATTCGCATCCATCCACCCTGCGGAGGTGTGCCCGAACGGGTGCGAGCGCTATGGCGACTGGTGGGTGGTTCCTGTCGATTGTTCGACGCACCTACTCGGGGAAGTGGTCGCCCGATGAGCGCGCAGTGGCTGGCGGAGGTGATCGCTGAGCACGAGGCCGAGTGGCGCGGTGACGAGACTGTCGGCCGCGTGCGGTGGATCTGCGTCTGCAAGGTCTGGCGGGGTGACGATCGCACCGCCTATCGCGCCCACCTCGCCGACGTGCTGCACGCCGCGGTGGTTGAGCGGGTGCGGGGGGCGCGGGATGGGGCGCGCGACGCCGTGCAGATGGCCTACTTCGAGGCTGGTGTCAGCGCCGAGGACATCGACGCGCTCTACGCCGACGCTGCGGTGGCTGCTGTGGTGGAGGCGCTGGGATGAATCACACCGCTGTGAGACACGCAGGACGGCCTCTCAGAGCCGCGCAGGGTCGGAGTGGACCCGAGGTGCGGGGCGGCATGTTCAGGCCGGGAGAATGGCGTACAGCGAATCGGGGGAGCAAGTGAGCGGGATGCGGTGTCTCAACTCGGACTGCGGTGCCGAGACGACCAACGGGCTGGCGCTGTGCAAGCGCTGTCAGCAGACCCTCACGGTCGCGCTGGTCAACGTCGGAGCGTTCTACACCGACGCCCTGCGCATCCGCCCCGGCGAACGAGTCAGGGTCAAGTCGACCTTCCAGTCGGCACCACCACCACCAACCGCGGTCACCTTCGACCCCGTCACCGTCGCCACGGGCTTCGTGGACGCCATCGTGATCGGCTGGGTGCGCAACCTCGAGGACGACCGCCCAGGCATCGACCAGCCACCCGACGACGTCGCCAAGGCCTGCGCATGGCTGGAGAACCACGTGCCGACCATCGTCACGCTGGAGTGGGCGGGCGAGATGCTGCGAGAAATCCGACAGTGCGAGCGCCGGTTGCAGCAGCTCATCGACCGCTCCGACACTGGCTGGTACGCCGGCGTCTGCGGCAACGAGATCGGCCGAGAGTGGACCGGCAACGGCGTGCAGCCCGTCACCTGCGAGCGCAGCCTCTACGGCACCATGGGTACGTCGTGGGTCCGCTGCCCCGAATGCGGACGCACCTGGGACGCAGGTCAGCGCCGGGAGGTCATGCTGCGCGAGGCACGCGACGAGATGGCCCCCGTCTCAGTCATCGCGCGGGCGGTGGTCGGCCTGCTCGACACCGAGGTCAGCGTGCAACGGCTGGCGAATCGCATCGACCAGTGGGTCAAGCGCGGGAAGCTGCACGACCTCGGGGTGCGGGTGCTCGACGATGGTAAGCCGCATCGTGTCTACCGCCTCGGCGACGTGTTCGACCTGCTCGGCGTGGAGTCGCGCCCAGTTGAGCCCGAGGCGTGCTAGCGTTTGGCCTGTCAGATTCAACGTCTGACGAGCGCGCCCTGACACCGCAAGGTTGCAGGGCGTTTCGCATTCTCGGGACCGCCTCACCGGGTGGAGCCGCCGCGCCGATGGACCCGGGAACCCCTGCTGCCGACCGCGACTACGGCGCCGACGAGTGGCGGCCTGGCAGTTCAGGGAGGACGTCATGGCATCAGCCCGCATCGTCCAGCGCTGGCCCGACGGCATCGAGCTTGAGGTCGAGGTGTACGTCGAGGAGTCCTACCCCGACGCTGTGGCTGAAGCGAGGGCGCAGGCTCAGCGGTTGTGGGTGGAGACGGTCGAGGCTGACTGATGCCGGGCAACCCTCGCCGAGCCAACGGTCACCGTCGCGACCAGGTCATCAAGCGAGTCAAGGCCGAGGAAGACACCTGCTGGCTCTGCCTTGAGCCCGTCGACAAGACGCTCGGACTCATGGCCGGCGTCCACTCCAAGCGATGCGCTGACCCCGACTGCTCAGGCTGCGTCCCTGATCCCATGCGCGGCGAGGTCGACGAGGTCATCCCCGTCAAGGCTGGTGGCTCGCCGTTCGACCGGAGCAACTGCCGCCTCGCTCACCGTCGCTGCAATGTCGGCCGGAACCGCAAGGCTGCACCACCGACGATCGAGCCCCTTGAGACCACCCGCCGATGGACACCCGGGGGGCGACCCCCGACCGACACGCCTAGCCCT